GAATGTAGACCACCTGTTCTTCGGCGCTTGTCGCGGTGTCGGGAAATGACAATGGCGTACTGGCAACATCTGCTGCGCGGGCGTTGGAATACGAGCCAATGACCTGAACTGTCATATCGCCAGATTGAACAAAATCCGGCTCAATGTAGTCCAGATAAATGCTGTTGTTTTTCTGCTCGCCATCGGTTGCGAGCCAAAGAGAGCCGGTTTCAAAGTACGACTGAATGGCCAGAGAGTTAATACCTTCAATAGCGTCCGTGCCAAACTCATGCTGCCAGAGCTTGTACTTGAGGGTGGTTGCGTCCGCCTTAGTGCCTGTCATCAGCGGCGTGCGGAACACACGCGCAAACTGGCCGGTAGACCGGCCATCACTCGGAAGCTCTGTGTCGTACCAGACCGCATACCCAAAGATACGAGACAGCCTGACGTTATAGATCACGGCATGGGTACATTCGGTGGCGTTGCCGCGTGGATAACACCACCAGATTTCGCCCCAACGCGGAATCTTAAAGGCAAATACCTTCTGCGACTGGGCGTAGTTCAGGTTGTCGTAGAACCAGTTAAGGTTCATGCCGTTTTCAATTTCTTGAATAACGCCGTTAAAACTCAAGAAGTGATCTATGCCAGCCCAGTAATAGATGCCGTCATACTCAATGATACATTGAGAGGACAGCAGACTGTAAGCAGAGGTTATGTTGTCAAAGTTAAATGTTGGAGCGCCACCCACGAATGTCATGCGGATAAGAGAGTCAACGCCCCAGATTAAACCAGAAGGACCGTTACCAGCACCAGCACGCACGGGAAGCCCGTACACCAGCTTTGAAGCTGTTGGTCTAGCACTTTCCCATACTCCAGTTACATCGTTAGGAGTGGCGGCTGAGGTAAAATTAACAACACCATAATTGCCAAAACTTACGGCAAATGGGCCAAGAGACATGACGCCGCCAGATACATCAGGTGATGTTGTTGCCGTCAACGCGGCTGTGTCTAAAACGTCCCCGTAGTAAACCGGCGCGTCTGTCGTTGCTGCAATGTCAGTTAGATTTGGCGCGGCATGTGCAAGCAAATATGACTCTATACCTGTTGACTCTGCTAAAGTATCAAACTGCCAAAGATTTTTTGCATCAACCGTAAAACCCGCAGGAGTTCTATCCACAATCGACGACACGTTGCCGTTCTGATCGAGCAAGAACCGCTCTAAACCACCCGACCAGCCGGTGTGGGTGTAGGTGTCTAGATCGCTGTTAAAGACGTTAAGGCCGCGAGAGACGCCCGATAGTTCAGCCGTCAGACGGCGATACCCGCCCATCTTGCGCGGCAAACCGCTTTTCATTTGATAGCGACACCATTGATTATCGACATAGTTGTCCCCTTCCAGAAGCGTGCCGTCGCGTTTGCACCCTGGCTGCGAAGTTATCTTTAGAGGAATCAAATCTGCCATTAGCTGAACATCTGAACATAAGTAAACGCATCTAATGTCGAAGGAACGTCAAGGTTGGTGCGAGCGCCCGATGCTGTCGTAGCACCCGTCCCGCCCTGCGGGATAGTTACAGGAGAGGAAACGCCAAGCGTGTAAGCATTAATAACGTCAGTTCCGTTGCAATAAGTAATGACACGGCCCGAGCCGTTAACAATAGACACCCCCGGTGTAGCTTGAGTCGATGTGCGAACACCAAATGTGAACGTGCCGGTGGTGGAGTTATCTATCCAGTATTGCTGAACGGTTGACGGAACAATAATGTCGAGGTTGCCCACAATCGCGCCGGTAAACTTAATCGCCGTTTTGTTTAACTCAAGGCCGCTTAGAGTGTATGTCCCGCTTAGACCGGCGACACTGATTGTCAGGTAACTAAAAGAGAACACAGGCGATTGACCGAAGCCAATCGTATACATGTTCGAGCCGTCGGTAATGATAATGCTTGTGTCGCCTGGATTGAGCGTCTTGGTTGCAGCGCCGTCGATCAGGCCGCTTGGTGGCGTCAGAACAATAGCACCGGTTCCTTGGTTGGTGATGTTGCAGAACCAACCGCTTGTGAGCGTAGGCAGGGCCGAAAAGTTAAATACACCAGCACCACCCGTCCAGATTACCAACGCTGCCCTGTGGCTCGTAAGTAAAGTCTGTGGGGTAGTAGAAAAGCTAAACCCACCTGGATACTCTTGGTTGAGGGTCGTGGTGATTGCTTTGATGCCCAAGCCCGCCAATGATGCAGCAGACGCCGAGGACGTTCCCGCGCCCATCTGATAGGTGCGGTACGATCCAGAAGCGGTAGAATTGTTTGTGAGGTAAGCCGTCCATGCCGCACCAGCGGTTGCTGTAAGGACCGTGCCTCCCGCGTTGTCTAGAACCGTGAACTGGTTGGCCCCGACGTTGTTGAACAACGAATTGTAGCCAACCGACACCTCGTTAGCGGGCGGCAACGTAAACGTCAGGCCCGTTGCGCTGAACGTAATGTCGTTAATAGCAGCCACGACATTGTTGCTCGACGCGGCCTCAATCGGCCAAACACTCGCAATGCTCGTAGAAGCGGTGTACGCCTTGTAGCTAGGCTGTGCTGGGTCGAGAGTCCCGCCGCCGAATACTTGTGTAAAGGTCACGCATTGTTCCTTTTCTGTGCGCGGTCAAGAATCTTTTGCATGTCCTCACCGGCCAAAGCAGCCATATCGCGGTCATAAGCTGCTTGCCACGTTGCCGCTTCAGCCGTGTTCTTTAGGTAGCAAAACGCCTCAACCAACGTGCCGTGGAGCAGGGCGTTCGGCGCGTACTCGGTAATCCAATTCGTCGATAACGTGCTGTCGAGCAACGGCGTTAGCTGCCAATAATTTACCTCGTAAGGAAAAGTTGCTGACGGAGTTGGCACAAGAATGTAATGTTCGTAGTCGTAATCAGCGTAGAACTTCGGCGTTCCTGTCTGAGTATCATCCGGCCAGTATGTACGGATGTATTCATACGAACGCGGAAGAAGCGTAACGCGGGTGTTGAACGTGGTCGCGGTGCCGACATTGGTGCCGACATTAATGCTGACGGTTTCGCGCCAGCGGTTCGGCTTCTGGTAAACGCCCAACGAGGCCGTCATGGCTGCTGTGACGTTGCTGATAAAGCCCTGGATTTTCAACTCACGCGCAATTTGACGTTCACGCAAGTTGATGAACCCAGGCAACTGGGTGTTGAACTGCTCGTCAACAGCCGACCCGCCCCGTTCGCAATAGGAGCGAACGTCAGACTGCAAACTCGTAAACGTCATCGCTGTGGGCATTTACACAACCGGCCAATTGTTGATTATGTTGTTGGCTTCTTCCTGCGTCATGATGCCATCAGATTGCAGAAGCCCAATAAAAATTGAGGCGTTGTATTTCTCAATTGTGTTAGATGATTCGTACCTATCAAGGCACGCATACACTCCATCGTCTGTCGAAGCTGCAGCCGCTTTAAGTATAGCGCCAAATCTATCAACCCCGGCAATTCCATCGCCTAGCTGCGCGTAGCAATAGTCAGAAAACTCAATCTTGCTTAGTGTTTTGTAAATAACGATCTGCGCTGGGATTGGTGGGTTGGTGTACGTCCCATCGCCGTTGTCAGTCGCGTTGTCGAGTGTGCCATCAGGCAGCAAGATTGAGCCTGGACGCAGATTGTCTACAAACTCTTGATCCGTCGCAGCCCATTCAGGTAAATTGCCGTAAGCATCGCGTGTGTTAAATACATCAATGGTTTTGCTACCAACAATTTTTCCATAAATTGCCATTATGATTTCCTTATGAAAAATTGTATGCGGCAAAACGGAACACCGCCTGTTCCAGATGTTGCCGTGGCTGCTCCGTTGACCGCAGCGCCACCGCTTCCACAACCATTACCAGCATTTCCAGAATTTGCGGTATATGCGCCAGTAGACGTACAGGCACCACCACTTGCGCCAAAAACTCCACCAGCCCCAGTGCTATTGGATATATTGGTTGATCCTATACCGCCACTACCGCCCTTTAAAGTGGTTGCTCCAGTAGTACTGCCTTGGCCCGTACCGCCAGAGCCAGCGCCAGGACCGACAGCGCCGCTGCCTCCCGAGCCCCCGACGAAAACCCCAGAGCCGCCGCCAAAATCTCCATCCGTATAAATTAAATCTGTTAAATCAAACAATCCGACTAGAGTTTGGTTGTTGACAGAACTACCAGCCCCTCCACCTTGTCCGCCTGGAGCAGCCCCTGCTACACCACCGCCGCCTGTTCCTGTATTGGTTGCGAGTGCAACACCACCAGCAAACCTTCCTCCCCCACCAGTACCGCCATTGTCAAATGCGCCCCAAATCCCGCTGTTTGCGTACATACTTGCGCCCCCGCTTGATCTTGAAAGATTTACATCTGCAACAGTTGATCCAACTTGTCCTGAACTACCGCCCGTACCAAGTGGCCCGCCGCATCCAGCGCCACCAGAGGCACCGCCTCCCGTTGCGGCTGCTCCTATAGATGATCCGCTGGTCCCACCTAAAGAATAATCTT